GTATTTTTCAGAAGGCTTGTATGGAGCAATTAAACTTTATGCCCCGTAGTTTACAGAGAACGGCTTGGGAAGCGCGGATCTCGGCTCTGATGTCTGAAATGCGGGACAACGAAAGCGCCGTAATGGAAGTTTCTCAGGATGCTAGTACGTCTGGGCAGTTTCTGGAGTATCTGGAGGAGTTCTGTAGTCACTTGCAAATTGCATCCGACAAAGAAGAGATACTTCTTAGGCGTCCTTGGACCGATGAGGACGAGGGAGTAACATACTTTAGGCTAAGGGACTTTGAAGGGCATCTAAAGAAGAACAAGTTCTTTGAGTATAAAGCCCATCGCATAGCCCAGAGGCTTAGAGACATAAACGGAGAGAGTACGGTAATGAAGATTAAAGGGCGCTCTGTTCGCGTCTGGTCAATACCGTCTTTTGAAAAGATAGAAGCAGATATTGAACCACCAAGATTTAATGAGGAGGAGGCCCCATTTTGACAGAAGAACCAATGATGCAAGCTGATGGTTTTGACAAAGCTATTATAGGAATTACAGATGGTGTTGGAGGCCAGATGAATTTGGTCTACGACATAGAGAAATGTTTGAAGATCTTGATGTCCCGTGACGGGATGGACAGGGATGAAGCTTTAGAGTTTTTTACGTTTAACGTTTCTGGAGCTTATGTAGGTAAAGGTACACCTATATTTGTATGGAAAATGACATTAAAGGAGATGATAGATGGAGACGTTGTCCAACCAGCAGCCACTCACTAACTATACGTTTAGTGAAAGAAACCGTCGCATATATTCGATGCATAAAGACGAGTTGAGAACCATGACCCATGTTGCCAAGGTGTATGGACTTACGCGACAGAGGGTACAACAACTTATAAAGAAAATGGACGAGTATGGTTACAATGAAAGCCGTCGTTGTGTGCCCGCAATATATCTTAAAGATATGATCCTTCCGCCAAGACTTCACGATTTTTTTCGGAAGAGGGGTTTACACAATAAAACTATAGCAGAATTTGTGGAGGACTATGGGATCTACTACATGTATGTAGAAGGAGGAATTGGAGACCGTTCCTTTAGATCTTTCATAGAAGCTGTCAGTGCAAATGGATACGAGAAAGAAGCCCAGAGACTGGAGAAGGATCTGGAAAACGTAAAGTCGCGATTAGAATAATAAAGGTGCGGGATGAAAAATAAAAAATTAGAAGAAGAATTTGCTTTGAAACCAATTCCGAAAGATAGAGCCCAAACTTATCGGCTCACTAACAAAGGCGTGAGAAAAGAAATATCAGAAAAAATTAGAGATTGGAAAAAGTCTAAACGGTCCGACGATGTTTAGAATATTTGGTCCACCGGGGACGGGTAAAACGACTACACTCCTTGATATGGTGGACAGGGCTCTTGAAGCGGGGACCAATCCACACAGGATTGCCTTTCTTGCTTTTACTCGGAAAGCGGCCCACGAAGCACGGGACAGAGCGGCGAAAAGATTTAAGCTTGATCCTAAAGAAGATCTACCGTATTTTCGAACGTTGCATAGTCTTGCTCTTGCCCAGACAGACATTCGTGTTGAGCAGATTATGCAACCCGAAGACTACAGCGAGTTGGGAGCCCAGATTGGTTACAGTTTTTCTGGGGGTTCTTCTACTGATGTAGACAACTTTTCTGATAACTTGCAAGCCAACGATCCTGTTCTGGGGCTGATTAATCTAGCCCGTCTGCGTAAAGTACAGTTAAGAGATCAGTATAATGACAGCCACATTGATATGGACTGGATGCTTGTAAGTTTTATTAATCGCGCTCTAAAGACATATAAGGAAACGAGAAACAAGTACGACTTTACCGATATGCTTGCATCTTTTGCAGAAAGCGCCGACCAATACTGTCCACGGTTTGACCTCACATTTCTAGATGAGGCTCAGGACTTGTCCCCGTTGCAGTGGGACATTGCCCACGCCTTGGATAAAAAATCCGATAAAATGTATGTAGCGGGAGACGACGATCAGGCTATTTATAGGTGGGCGGGGGCTGATGTTAATCAATTTATAAACTTGGATGGCGGTAGTGAAACCTTATCGCAGTCTTATCGGATACCTCAAAGCGCACATTTTATAGCTAATAAGATATCACGGCGCATGAGCAAGAGGTTTCCGAAGGAGTATAAACCTAAAGAAGAACACGGAAGGGTTGCTCGGATTTATTCTATTAACGATGTGAATATGAATGATGGGACTTGGATGATCCTATCTCAGGCGGGGTATATGCTATCGTCTGTTAGGGAAGAGTTAAAGTCTAATGGATATCTTTTTACCCATATGGGGCATCGTAGTATTTCCGAAAAGATCAGTTCCGCCGTAAATGGGTGGGAGCAAATGCGTAAAGGTAAAACTATCACGGGCAACGTAGCACGGAACATCTATAGTTTTATGTCTACTGGGGACAGGGTAAAACGAGGATTTAAGAAATTGGCTAATCTATCGGACGAAGACGATATAAGTCTTGCAGATTTACAGGAGCATTTTGGACTTCTCGTCGGTGATGAGTTAATATGGCACGAAGCCATGAATAAAATGCCTGAGACAGATCGGGCGTATATAACAAAACTATTGAGGAAGGGAGAAAAGTTCAACGGGGAGCCCCGTATATCAGTTTCCACGATCCACGGTTCTAAAGGTGGAGAAGCGGAAAATGTCGTATTGTTCACGGACCTCAGTCCTGCCGCAGATGCAGAGATGCGATTAAACGCAGACGATATGCACAGGACATTCTATGTTGGCGTCACACGAACAAAAAGAAACCTATATATAGTCGAAGCAGAAGACGCAATGAGGAGTTATACTTTATGAAACAAAAACAGCTTCTTTTAAGATTAACTTACAAATGCCCTTGTGGACACACTTGGTTTACTTGGTGGAATAAGTATTCAAAAGATGAATGCGTAAAATGCCATAGACATATTGATCCAGAGGAAAAAATACAATGAAGCGAGCAGAAATATTAGAGAAGGCCGAAGAGATGATAAACGGCCCAAGAGCAAAAGATTATGGAGACGCCTACAAAAACCACGAGCGGATAGCTAAGATGTGGTCCGTGCTTCTTGAAAAGGAAGTGAGTGTGGCACAAGTTTACCAATGTATGATAGCGGTCAAACTTAGCCGTTTGATAGAGACGCCCGACCACGAAGATTCCTATGTGGATATCTGTGGCTATGGCGCATTGGCGGGCGAAAAATGAAATCCTTACAGATGGCGATGTTTACGCCGAAGTCGGACTGGGTTCCACCTTCCGAACTTCCCGACATTTTTTCTGCAAAACAGATTGCGGTTGATGTTGAGACAAGAGATCCAAATATTAAAACAAACGGACCCGGATGGCCTACGGGAGACGGGGAGGTAGTAGGCTATGCCGTCGCGACAGACGAGTGGCAAGGTTACATTCCCGTAGGGCATCAGGGAGGGGGCAATCTAGATAAGCGCATTGTCAGTAAATGGCTCAAGAAAGTGTTTGAGTGTCCCGCCGATAAAATTATGCACAATGCACAATACGATGCGGGTTGGATAAAGCGGGAGGGGTTTCAGTTAAACGGGCGGTTTATCGATACTATGGTTATCGCCGCCCTACTCGACGAGAACCGTTTTAGTTACAGTCTGAATGCTTTGTCTTACGACCATCTTAATAAGACGAAGAGCGAAAAAGGACTCGTTGAAGCTGCAACTGACTTTGGCGTGGACCCGAAAGCAGAAATGTGGAAACTACCCGCCATGTATGTCGGCCCATATGCCGAGACCGACGCATCTTTGACCTTGGAGCTTTGGAACTATTTCAAGATTAAACTGCAACAGGAAGACCTGATGAACGTTGCTAATCTGGAACTCGACCTTTTGCCCTGTCTGATAGATATGACATGGAAGGGCGTCCGTATTGATATAGACAAGTTGGAGCAGACCAGAGACGCTTTGCTCAAACGGGAAAAGGACGTATTGAAAAAGATAAAGAGTACTACTGGGACTGACGTAGAGATCTGGGCGGCACAATCTTTGGCGAAAGCGTTTGACAGTCAGGGTATTCCGTATCCCAAGACCGAGAAAGGCGCCCCGTCTTTTACAAAGATGTTTCTTACCGACCATGAACACGAATTACCTAAGCTGATTGTTCAGGCCCGTAATCTTAATAAGACCCACGGGACTTTTATCGCAACGATTATGAAGCATGCGGGTAAAGATGGACGGATACATAGCCACATAAACCAGATCAGATCTGATGATGGGGGGACGGTGTCGGGACGGATAAGCATGAACAACCCGAACTTACAGCAGATCCCCGCTAGAGATCCTGAGTTGGGGCCGATGATTCGTAGTTTGTTTCTCCCAGAAGAAGGCGATAAGTGGGCGAGTGTTGATTTCTCGCAACAGGAACCACGGATCTTGGTCCACTATGCCTATGTTTATGGGCGCAATACGAACCCGTTGCCGAAAGTTGATGAGTTTGTCGAAGCATACAGGAATGATCCGAACATGGATTTCCATACAATGGTAGCCGAGATGGCCCAGATACCCAGAAAACAAGCTAAAGTTGTTAATCTCGCAATGATGTATGGAATGGGCGTCAATAAACTATCGGATCAATTGGATATTACGGTGGAAGAAGCTAAAGCTATAATGAAACAATACCACGAAAAAGTTCCTTTTGTGAAACGATTGATGAACGGCGTAACGAATCGATTAAATGACAAAGCAAGTGGCGGATCGATTCGCTCTATAAAGGGAAGAAAATGCCGATTCGATCTATGGGAGCCCGCCAGTTTTGCAATGCACAAAGCACTTCCGTACTCTGAGGCCGTTTTAGAGCATGGCGAGACGACCAGATTGAAGAGAGCGTATACTTACAAAGCTCTAAATAGATTGATTCAGGCGTCAGCTGCCGATATGACAAAACAAGCGATGGTAAACCTTTATAAACAAGGTCTTGTGCCACTTATTCAAATTCACGACGAAATAGCTATGTCAGTAAAAAGCGAATCAGATGCAAAAAATGTTGCAAATATTATGGAAACGGCGGTAGAATTGGAGGTTCCCAATTTGTGCGATGTAGAAATCGGACCAAGTTGGGGTGAGGCCCGTTAGGCTGACGGGTTTCCATATTTTAACCTCCCTGAAACTGGCCCCACTACGGTGGGGCCTTTTTTATTTGACTTGTTATATGTTATCCTATATCATCCCACAAAATAAGGAGATGTCTTATGGATACAGATAAATGGAAGAGTGTTTTAGTACCTCGTGAAGTCTACGAACAGATTGTTTCTCTCGCAAAAAGCGAAGGGCGTACAATATCTGGACAGTTAAGGGTTATGTTTAAAGATTACCAGAAAAAATTAGCCGTAAAATCAAGTTAAGGTTGACATATAATATATAATCGCATACTATTCTCGTAGATTTTATGTTGAAATCTAGTTTCCCGAATAACTTTTGTCTTCTTGCCTGTGGACAAAAGTTCAAAAACCCTCGTCTTTCTCCATGGAGGCGGGGGTTTTTATTTTTATTGACACCTATATTATAATATCGTATACTTTTGTATATTTTAATTTCATGGAGGAAATAATGACAGATTGTTCTGGCCCTTGGCATTGGAAGATGAAACACAGTTGGTTAGGTCATATGGGAGATTATAGCTACCGAAAGTCTGTGGAAGTTTATGAAAATAGTGATGATTTGTATAAAATTGTTATACAAAACCTTACTGAAAAAGAACATTTACTCTATCTGGATAAGCTTGATGAAGCTAAGGTAGAGTGTGAAGAGTTAGATTAGGTTGGTGCAAACTCTGGGGGCAACTCTCTGGCCCCCATTTTTTTTGAGGAAATATGAAAGAAGTCCGAAAGATAAAAAAATTTGAGACCCAAGAGTGGATAATGAAGCTGCACTATGCAAAGCGAATGCCCTCTGTTTCTTATGCTTTTGGTCTTTATGACAATAAGGAGCTAACGGGAGTCGTGACCTACGGATCTCCCGCAAGTCCTTCCCTTTGCATAGGCGTATGTGGTCCTGAGTGTAAAGATATGGTAATAGAATTAAATAGGTTGTGCCTTCTTCACAATAAAAAGAACGAAGCCTCCTACCTCGTCGCGAATAGTTTGAAGCTCTTACCACGGCCCCTGATAGTCGTATCTTATGCAGATACTTCCATGAAACACACGGGATATGTTTATCAGGCGTGTAATTTTATATATACGGGTAAGACCGTAGCCCGAACCGATGTAGATACGGGAGATAAACATTCAAGACATTATCAGGGTTTAGATATGAGTAAGCGTAAACAACGCTATGAAAAGCACCGATATATTTATTTTTTGGGATCGAAGAAGGACCGTAGAGATTTGCGTAAGAAATTACGGTATGAAGAACAGGGTTATCCCAAGACGGCTTCCGAGAAATATATCGCGGACCACAAGCCACAAGTTCAAGGAATTTTATTTTAACATGGAGAGAAATATGGACGATACAGAGAAACTTGCTATCCAGAGGATTCTAGCCGATCTGCGGTATATTTCTTCAGAAAAGGCGGAAAAGATTAGAAAGATTTTAGAAAATGCCTGACCCTTGGGATTTGTGTCACGATTGTGATTACGACTTTCATACCGATCAGGAGATTGTACCCGTAGGTACACCAGACCAACCAAAAGCGACGATCTACCTTTGTCGCGAATGCTATAGGAGATATGAAGAAGATGAGTTCAGTTGTGAAACCTCGCTTTGAACATCAAAAATTGTACGGGTTTCAATGCCCACACTGCCAGACCATGCATGTACTTAGTCATATGTTCTGGAATAAAGTTGAATGTAAAAAGTGTGGCAAAAATATAGGTAATCCAAAGAAGGAGTATTTAAATGAAAAGCGAAATAAGAAAACTTGAGGCAGAAAATAAAAAACTAAAAGAGCGCATAGCCGAGCTAGAGAAGAAACAACCTCCCGAACCACAGGACGATATACCCTTAGATCAACGCATCCGAGAAAGTGCAGACTATTATGTAGCGACGGATGGAAAAGATGATGTTTGAGTATACAGTTTATATAACGTTAATACTTAATCCAGAGATTGGGCTCTCTTACGTTACTTTCCGAGATCGGGAGAAATGTATTTATTATATGCAAAAGGTTGATCCGTTACTGTGGACCGATGCGTATTGCTATAAGATGTATAAATTTAAGGATACGTTACCGCTTCCAGCCCCACGGCCCAAGGATCATATGCCACTGCCCAAGGACCGCGAGCCACCGAAGTTAGCCGAGCCAGAAAGTTAAGACATCTTAATGTTTAACTGTGTTCCTACTTCGTCGTTGTTTAGGTTTTTTATAAACTCCAAGATAGCGGGATATTGGTCTCCATTTACTTCGTCTAGGACAATCTTAGCGTGAGTTGGCACAAGCTCCAGATCACCCATAGTGCCTTCACTTTTATTGTCTTTTAGCCTGTGTCCCCACTTGCTCACTTTAGTAGATGTAATAATCATATTTTTACTCCCATGTTAAATTACCCGATCCGAGCCAGATTTATGGAATCGAATCATGATTCGATTCTAATCGTTTTATTAAAGTTTGTAAATAAAAAAATATTTTATTAAATTTTGTCGCATATGGTATGGGATAAGTCGCATATGAGGAAGAGCAAATTTTTTAAAAATGCCAAAATAGGGTATGGGTCAGAGAAGTGATTCGTTTTCCTGACTGAGCTTTTTGAAATTGTAAAAATCATTACCGTAGCCACACAGGCAAGTTGTTTGGCGATTATCGGGAAACTTTAATTTTAACTATGGAGGTTTACCATGAGTGAATTTAAACGCAAGGACGGCAAAGTCGTTATTGAAAGTCTTGAGGATTTGGATGTTCATATTAAACAAAATTTTCCAGACGGTCTTGAAGCTAAACGAAAGTCCGACTTTTTTGATAACGGTGCTTTTATCGGTTTCAATCTTTGTCGATACGGTTACACCGATTTACTTGCCGCAGAAAGTCACGCTTTGCGAGACCACATGCAAGGCATAGTAGGTTATTCATACGGCTTTCCTTTTGAGCCACATGTGAAAACGCACAAAACAAAGGACGGGGAAGACGAATGGTATGAAGTCTACACGAACCGTTAAATATTTAGGGTGGCAGAAATGTCACCCTTTTTTTACACGATAGCGTTGAATACCGAGTCGGATATGACATCAAAGATCGCGGACCACGGGACCTCCTTATCGCAATGAAATAACGGATCACGGACAAGGCCCTCCATCCTCAGATCCATAGCTTCCGAGGCGGAATACAAAAATGTTTCTCGGTCTCCCTTTCCACGACGATCTCCTCTCCTCACAAGTACCCAAGAGGGGCTATGAGAATGTTTCGTTAACCACGATACCTGATGCGGGGATAAAGCTACCACATTCGAGGTTGTATATTTCAATTCGATGAAGTGAAAGGTTCCTTGCTCGTCACACAATAAAACGTCTGGAATTCCGGGAGTTAAACGGGTTTCAATACGGGTTAAGATCCACTTAGGCCGTAGCTTCTTTGCTTGATTCCG